AGATGCGCTACACCCAAATGTAAACCCAATTCTTTCCTTAGAGTCTTTCTACTACGGCACAACGCCTAATAATCTTCAGGCGCTAACAGACCCATCACAATGCTGGTTTGAAAACCAACAAGTAATTGTTCCGCTTAGCCAGTTCCAAACAACTTATTCTTCACAAGGCCCATTGGCATTTGGTCCAGCAGGCGTTCCAGGCCAAGTTATCTACACCAAATACACCTATGTAGGCGGCTATGTAAACACCTTGGCTACAGGCACACTAGGGGCTTCTAGTCTTGTAGTTACAGATGCTTCAGGCATTATTCCAGGCGAGAGATACCACATTTATGATGGCGCTAATTCTGAAATAGTCACAGTTTCAGCCAATTATGTTTACGGAAATACCACCGTAACTTTGGCTACACCTTTGGTTTATACCCACGCCGCAGTTGCATTTAGCAATATGCCAACCGCTCTAAAGCAAGCCGCAATCTTAATGACCACAGTATTTATCCGCGCTCGCGGCGACAGTTCAATGACCATGAATTTAACTACACAGCCAACAGCCAATGTTGCAAACAATCAACGCTATTCAGGTTCCGTTGCTCTTGCTTTGGATATGGTTAGTAAGTATCGCAGGGTCCGATAATGACAAACCTTACGGGCCGTTCTGCCGTTCGCGCTCAACTTTCAGATTTTATTTACAACCCGCCTATTGTTTCACTCAATCAAGTCTTTACTTCTTTTCCTAAGCGCATTGATTTTCAAGTAAATGCACAACCAGGACAAATGACCCGCAGTGCAGTTGTTGTATTTATCGCATCAGAAAATGAAACCCGTTTAGCAATTGGTGGTGCTACTAGCGGTTGGAAGCGCGTGGATTACACCGTAATTCTTCAGGTCTATTGCCATTCAATGCACATAAACTCACAAGATGTAATGGCTGATTTTGATACCCTTATAGACAACATTAAAGAACGGTTGCGCTCTAATCACAATTTTGGTGATGAAAGCGGCAACTTAGTTTGGCAAGGTGCTGAGCCAATCATCACTGCGCGTTACGGCGAACCCGCAACAGCAGAAGGTGAAGGAGCCACAGATATTTTTGCTGAACTAGAATTTGATGTCACACAGATGGTCCAAGCATAGGAGAAACATGAAAGTAACATACAAAGGAACAGAAGAAAGAGTGTTTCCTTCACTTGGAACCACTGTAAAACCAGGTGATGTGATTGACGCACCAGAAGGTTTTAGTCACCCTGACTTCACAGTTGGTGGAGAGGCTAAGCCATCATTTACAACAGCACCAAAACTAGAAACCACAACAACTCAGTCTGCCGCGTCAGACACAATCGCTAAAGAGGTGAAGTAATGTCCGTTCAACAATCCGTTAGGTCCTACCTTGGTATTGCTAAAGAAGTTACTAAGGGAACAATAGTTGCACCAACAGATTTTATTCCAGTAGCAAAAGACAGTCTAAAACCACAAGACATCATTGACCCGCTCTATGACACAGGGCTACGCGGTTCCAATGTTGTTAATTACAACTACATTCCAGGGCGCACACGCTCAACTGTAGATTTTGGCGGCGCAGTATTCGCTGACACAATCGGTTATGGGCTTGCTGGTCTTTTAGGTTCAGTTGCAACTACAGGCGCATCAGCACCATATACACACACAATTTCTCTAAAGAACAGCCTTGTATCAGGCGCAGATGACCAGCCAATTTCTTACACATTGACTGACTTCTATGCCGCAGATGTTCGCTCATACCCAGGTTGCCAGTTCTCAGACTTCTCATTGAAGTTCAACGCAGACGGCATGTTGGAATATGACACAAAGACAACTGGTTGGGCATCAACAGCAGTTTCAGACCCAACACCATCATTCTCAACAGTTCTTCCTACACCAGTATGGCGTGGCACTGTTTCAATCGGTGGTTCAGCAGTGTCTAATGCAATGACAGGCAACATTGACATGAAGCGCAATGTGACACCTGTTTACGGCATTTCAAGCACACAAAATCCTTACAACATCTTCCTTGGTCCTATTGAAGTTATGGGCAAAATTACATTCATTATGGAAGATGACACAGAACTAACTCGCTTTCTAAGCAACTCACAACCAGCAATTGTTCTGAATTGGGCTTACGGCGCAGGAGCGGCGGCAGTTCAAATCCAAGCAACAATTACTAAGGGTGCTTACACAGCCGCAGTAATTGAGCGTGGGGAAGATTTTGTTCAAGTAACAATTGACCTTAACGGTCAAGGCAATACAACAGATGCAGGTTCAACTGGCGGTTTCTCACCTATTAAGTGGGTTCTCCAGAACGCTAAAGCATCTGGCACATACGCCTAAATAGTTCCAGAGTAGATGGGTTGGTTGATAGCGAACGCCTTCCCGCTATCCCGCCCATCTACTCCTTTTAAGTTATGATGTAAGGAAGGCAAACTATTAGGAGGCAAAATGTCAAAAAAAGTTACACTGCCATCAGGCGCAACAGTTACATTGAAAGACCCATCTTCACTACGCGTTAAAGACCGTAAGCGCGTTCTTAAATCAGCAGAAGTAGAAGGCGGCGATTTATCACGCGCTCTTGCTTTAGGTGATGCTCTTATTGCAATGCTTGTTGAAGATTGGTCATTTGATTTTCTTATTCCAGCAATTAAAATTGACAATCTTGATGAATTAGAAATGAAAGATTATGACGCTTTAGTTGATGAAACTAAAGATGCTCAGAAGTTTTTGTTTCCTAACCTGGCTGAAACACCAGAAACAGAGGCAGACCCAAAAGCGCTTTCAGGCAACTCCAACGCCTAAAGTGGATTTTGGAGGGTGGAGAACGCCATGAAGCGTTTGAATATCCTGATGAACAGATGTATTACTTTAATATGGCTGACCGCTTTGGGTGGACACCAGAACAGGTAGATAATCTTCCAGCAGGAACGGCAGATTGGTTATTAGCAATTGCTAATACTGTAGAGAGCGTAAAGGCAGACAGGTCTAGAGGTGAGTAATGGCAGGTTCAGTCCGTATTACTAATCTAGCCCAAGTGCTTGCAGGCTTTGATGCTACAGAGGACCAATATGAAAAAGCCGCGCAATACGCAATTACCATAACTGGTTTGGCTGTTGAACGGCAGGCAAAAATAAATGCCAACACTGGCACACATAAAAAAGGAGAACCGCGTTCTGGCGGCCCTGGCCCAAATGTTGTAACAGGTAATTTGCGCCGTTCTATTACAACGCAATCCCGTTACGGATTTGGCACTTACATTGCTGAAGTTAGTGCAACAATGTCTTACGCCCGTCATGTTGAATTAGGCGGCCCTAATTGGAAACCTGGCGTAAAATATCCATTCTTAGGTCCTGCGGCTAACTCACTGAAAGACAGTGGGAAATTGTCTAGAACCTTTACACTTGCACTTGCATCTAAACTGAGGGGATAAGGAATGGCATCATCAATCCCACCAATCCTGGTCCAACTTCAAGCAGATGTATCTCAACTTAAAGCAGGAATGGCGCAGGCTGAGGCATCTCTTAAAGGTTTAGACGGAACCGTTGCTACAACAAGCAACAAAATGAGTTCTTTTGTAGGCAATCTTAAAAGAGTAGGCGCGGCTATGGGAGCCACATTTGCCGCTACCCAAGTTGTTTCTTTTGCTAAAGAATCAATTATGGCGGCATCAAATACGGCTGAAGCACTTTCTAAAGTGGGCGTTGTCTTTGGCAATAACTCTAAAGAAATTGAAGAATGGGCGGCTGGCGCAACTGCTAATTTTGGTATGTCAGAGCGTAGTGCGCTTACTGCCGTTGGAACTTTTGGTAACTTGTTTGACGCATTTGGCCTTGGTGAAGGCGATACAAAGAATTTTGCTAAATCATTAACTGAACTTGCCGTTGATATGGCTTCATTCAATGATATGCCTGTTGATGACGCATTACAGGCTTTGCGTTCTGGTTTATCTGGTGAAACAGAACCTATGAAAAAGTTTGGTTCTGTTCTTTCTGAAACTCGCTTAAAAACTGAGGCTTTATCTCTTGGGCTTATTAAAAATACTAAAGAAGCGCTAGACCCTGCGGCTAAAGCGCAAGCGGCTTACGCATTGATTATGAAAGATACTGCTAGACAACAAGGCGATTATGACCGCACCGCAGGAGGAACCGCTAACACTATGCGCCGCGTTGCCGCAGAAATGGATAACGCTAAGGTTGCAATTGGTCAAGGCTTGCTTCCTGTATTTAACGCACTTCTAAAAGTTATGGAATTTGGAATTGTCCCTGTTCTTAAAGCAGTAGGAAAATTTCTCAAAGAAAACTCCACAGCAGTTGCAACATTTGGCGCGGTCTTAGCGGCTGGCGCTGTTATCTGGGGTGTTTACACATTGGCTATTAACGCGGCAACAATCGCTACTAAAGTTTGGACAGCAGTAACAAAAGCAAACCCTATTGGCCTTATTATTACAGCCGTTGCTCTACTTGCGGCTGGCATTGCAACTCTATGGAAACGCAGTGAAACATTTCGCAATGTAATTATTTCTGTAGCCAAAGTTGCTATCAAGGCTTTTGCTTCTATTGTGCCTATGGTTGGGCAAGTATTTGAAGCAATACTTAAAATAGTAACAGGACCTATGAGATTATTTTTAGGCGCTTTATCCAAATTACCTGGAGTGGGTAAATACGCTAAAGGCGCTTTAGACATGATAAATGGCGGCTTAAATGGCATTTCTGATTTTGCTGATAGCGCGGCTAAGAAAGCAACTGGCCTTATCGCAACCTTGGATAAAGTTGGTAAGCAAGCAGGCACAACCGCAGATAAAGTAAACAATGCAACCCAAGGTGTTAAAGACAAAGGCGCTGGCAAAGGCAAAGGCGGCGGCGTATCTACTAAAGATTTAGAGGCTATCAAAAAGGCTCAAACTGCTTTTGATGAGGACATGTTAAAAGCAAGAGAAAGATACGCAGAACAAATTGCTGATGCTGAAAAAGATTACGCTAAAGCACAAATAGAAATACGCAAAGACAATGCCAAAGAACTTATTGACATTGCAAAAGATTATTCTGCAAAAGTTAAAGACATTGAGGCTAACCTTCAAGAGAAATTAACAAGCCTACGCGCTGACGCAGATAAGAAACGCGCTGACCTGACTAAGCAAGCGGCTGACAAACAAATGTCTATTATTCAGCAATCTATTGACCGTTTGCGTGGGGCATTTGCTACGGGTGCGGCGTTTAGTATTTCTGATTTATTCAAAGGCAAGACATCTGGCGGCTTTTTAGAGTCAATGAAGAAGCAATTAGCAGATGCTAAAGCGCTACAAGAAGGTGCGGCTTTTCTATCAGGGCAAGGTTATGCACAAACATTTATTGAAGAAGTAGTAAAGGCTGGCCCTACTGCTGGCTTAGACATGATAAATGAACTTAAAAAGGCAACGCCAGAACAACAAAAAGTTATTCAAGAAACTTTTATGGATTTGGAAAGTATTCAAGACACAGGTTTAGACTCACTTGCTAAGTCTATGAATAACGGCGCTAACCTGGCTACATCTCAATTGCGTGAGGCTTATGACCAAGTAGCAATTGACCTAAAAAATTCTTTGGCTGAAGTAGATGCTGAACTTAAAACAAGCATGGCTGAGGCTAACGCTGATTATTTGAAGGCTATGACTGAGGCGGCAACTGTTCGTGATGAACGCATTGCTGAGTCTATGGCTAAAATGGAAGAAGCGCTTGCGGCGGCTAAGGCTAAATATGATGAAGCGCTTGCTGATGCTTCTGCTACCTTACAAAAATCTCTTAATGAGGCTATGAAGGCTTTTGAAAAATCTATTGAGGCTACTAGCGTTTCAACAACTCAAAAAATTAAGTTACTTAAAACTCAACTTGCTGAAGTAGCGGCTTTGATGGCTTCATTACAAACTGCTCAGGCAAATGCGGCGGCTTTAGCATCTAAATCTGCTACTGACAAATACGCTGACATTGGTTTCAAAAATGCCGCCGCTAACGCAACCAAATCTGCGCCTACAACCAATAACAACATTGCAATTACAGGTGTCAATATGGCTGACCCAAAAAAGATTGCATCAGATGTGGTAAACGGAATTAAATACGGTAGCGCAGTAACAGTAAATACACCTAGTAGAACATCTTCACAAATTGCCGCTTTAAGGGACCGATAAATGCCAGCCGTAATTCAAAATTATTCATTTTCTTTTAACGGACAAGTTTTTGGTGGCACTGGTTCGCCTTATCAAATTCAATCTGTAGATGGTTTAGAAAGCCTGCCTAGTATCCGTAATCAAGATGACAACCGTGGTTACGCAGATGGCATGTTCTCAGGCCGTGATTTTTATGGTGGCAGAACTATTAGCATAATCTTTCTTACTTTGGCTTCTTCTGGCGCTTCAGCCCAAGCCAATTACAACACCATTCAACAGGTCCTACAAGCCCAACAGAGCGGCACAACGCCTCTTTATTTCATATTGTCTAACGCGGCAGGTGAACAGGTCATAAACGCCCGTGTGCGCGGTCTTAGGACTACCGTGGACCCTGACTACACCTACGGATACATTGTTTCCCAAGTTGAATTTTTTTGCCCTGACCCGCTTTATTACAACAGTAATATTCAAACAGCCACATTGCTTTACACACCACCTACAGGCCGCATCTATGACCGCACTTACAATGTAACTTATGGTGGCGGTTCCGTAATTATTTCCACAACAATTAGCAATACAGGTTGGGCAACTACTTATCCAACTATTGCAATTAGTGGACCTATTACTAACCCAACCGTAGGCAATACAACTGAGAACAAGGCGCTTAATTTTGTAGGCACATACAGTTCTTCAGATATTTTGCTTGTGGACCTGTATAACAGAGTAATCACACTCAATGGAAGCCCTGCGCGTAATACACTAATCTCTGGTGAATGGTTTTCTGCACAACCAGGTAATAATGAATTTTACCTGACTGGAACAGGAACATTGGCTGGCACTACCCAAGCGGTTGTCACATGGCAATCAGCGTTTGTTTAGGAGAATAAATGACACTTGTTACACCTCCAAGTTGGTTACAAGCGGGAAGTTATCCTGCTGAAAGTGACCGTCTTACTACACAGGCTCTTTATGCCACAACAGGCATCATTGGTTCTTCTTCTCTTGCTGTAACCCAAAACTCTCCTGCTGGTATGTCCGTCAGAGTTGCGGCAGGGTGGGCCGCAATTATTGGAACAACCCAAGCAAACATGGGCGCTTATGTTGCATACAATGACGCACAAGCAACTCTTACCGTTACAACAGCAGACCCAACAAACCCACGCATTGACCGCGTAGTTGTCACAGTTCGTGATGCTTATTACACAGGCGCTTTTAATGATGTGATTTTTCAAGTTCTTGCTGGAACTCCTGCTGGTTCACCAACTGCGCCAGCCGTTCCTGCAAACTCAATTAGCCTTGCAACAATCGCAGTAGGAGCGGCAGTTACATCAATTCTTACTGCAAACATTACGGATACCCGTGTAGAAGTAACCACCAATTTACCTGTTGGTGACATTACTGCCGTAACAGCAGGAACAGGTTTAAGTGGTGGTGGAACAAGCGGTGCAGTTACACTTAACTTAGCCAATACAGCAGTATCAGCAGGAAGTTATACTACTGCCAACATAACTGTTGATGCACAAGGTAGAATTACTGCGGCTTCAACAGGAGTAGCCGCAACAGACGCAACACCAACCGTATTCATGCTGATGGGAGCATAACAAATGCCAACAAATTACAAAGTGCTAGGGCAATCAAACCCAAGCGCCACAACTCTTACAACTCTTTACACAGTTCCTTCTGCAACTGAGGCTGTTATTTCTAGCATTGTTGTAGCCAACCTTGCGGCAACAACAGCAACATTTAGAATTGCTGTTCGCCCTGACGGTGCTTCAATTGCTAACTCTCAATATGTCGGTTATGACATCACTGTTGGTGCATCTGACTCAACAGTTCTTACACTAGGTATCACAATGAACGCGGCAGATGTTCTTTCTGTTTACGCTTCAACTGCTACCGTTACTTTCTCAGCGTTTGGTAGCGAGATTTCCTAAACAATGTCTATTAAATCCATCAAAAACGGAACCCGTAGCATTTCTATGCTAGTGGGTAATTCTGCATATATTCCTGTAGTTGCCGCAACTGGTGGAAATGAAATACAAACAATTGGTAGCACTAAATATCATGTGTTCACTTCATCAGGAACTTTTACTGTAACTAATGCTGGACCAGGAACAATTAGTGTTATGTCTGCTGGTAGCGGTGGCGGTGGCGGTTCTGGTTATGGTGGTGGCGGCGGTGCTGGAGAATTAGATTTATTTGGAACAGTTGCTATTACTGCTACTGGTTATTCTGTAACCATTGGTGCTGGTGGTGCTGGTGGTGCAAGTTATGGTTTAAGAGGAACATCAGGCAATACTTCAAGTTTTGCATCAAGCGTTACTTCTCTTGGTGGTGGTGGTGGTGGTGCTGATACTACAAAAAATGGAATTGCTGGAGGTTCAGGTGGAGGCGGTTCACAAACGCCTAGTGCTGGCGGTAGCGCAAGTGGTAGCAATACAAATGCTGGTGGAAGTGGATTAGGAGCGCCAGGTTACACAAGCGGTGGTGGTGGTGGCGCAACAGCCGCAGGAGCAAATGCTCCTTCTACTAGCACTTCAGGAGCAGGTGGTCAGGGTTACACTTTAACTGCAATTGACGCTAATTTAACAAGTGCAAATTTTACTTCTTTATCAGGAATGACTGTTATCAATTCAGGCGGTGGTGCAGGCGCGCAATCTGGTTACACAGCATCTTCAGGTGGAACAGGTGCAGGTAACGGTTCTTCAACATCAGGGGGAACTAATGCAACTTCTTATGGTTCAGGTGGCGGTGGCAGTGCAGGAGCATCAGGTTTAACTGGTGGTAACGGTCAATCAGGCGTTGTAATTATTAAGTATGCGGTTTAGGGGACAACTATGAGTATCTCTAGCGTAAAAACAGGTTTGATTGTTGATGAATTTTTAGCGGGTAACGCTTTCTATAATCCTGTTCCTCCAACAGTTACACTTTTGCAAATTGCAGGTGGTGGTGGCGGTGCTGGCGGTTCTTCATCTGGTGGATTAGGCGGCGGTGGCGGTGGCGCTGGCGGATACATTTCTACTACAGCCTCAATAACTTCTGGAACTACTTACACAATTACAGTTGGTGCTGGAGGCGCAGGAACAGCAAGAGATACTGGCGTAGGAGCAAACGGAAATAACAGTTCTGCTTTAGGTGCTACAACTTCTGTTGGTGGCGGCGGCGGCGGTTACGCTGGAGTTGGTCAAAACGGCGGTTCTGGTGGTGGTGGCGCGGCTGGCAACAACACAGTAAGGGCTGGCGGAACTGCTACATCAGGTCAAGGTTTTGCAGGAGGTAGCGGTGGTAGGGCTACTGGTGGTAACGGCGGTGCAGGTGGTGGAGGTGGTTCTAGCGCTGTAGGAGCAAGCACTTCACGGGCTTGTAACACTTATGGATATAACGGTGGCGCTGGAAGTGCATCATCAATTACTGGAACTTCTGTTACCCGCGCAGGTGGCGGTGGCGGCGGTTCTATGTGCGGTGATTTGGGCGGATTGGGCGGTTCAGGCGGGGGTGGAGTAGGCGGTAGGGGAGTTGCAAACTTAACTGCTGGAACGGCTGGAACAGTAAACACAGGCTCAGGCGGCGGTGGTGGTGGCGGTAGAGGTTGCAACGGTTCTTCTGCTGGCGGTAATGGCGGTTCAGGAATAATAGTTATTAGTTATTCTGATATTTATTCAAGCGCGTCTAGCGTTACTGGCGGAACTCTAACTACTTCAGGCGGCAACAAGATTTATACTTTTTTAACATCAGGCTCAATAGTTTGGTAAAAGCGGGGTTCTTTACTTATCATCTTTAAGAAGGTAAGTTTTGATAATGAACCTAGGAGGCGCTATGAAAAAGATTGTATTTACCGATATTCACAACCCTGATGGAGTATTAAATAAACCTAAACCTGCATCAGAATACATACCTGAATGGTATAAAAAAGCAAAACCGTATGTTTCCCCTGACGGAAAAAAAGCACCAACATTAGACGGAACACCCACAGCAACTATAAAAAGGTGTATGCCTGTTTTTGACATGATGACTGCTGGATATATTATGGAAACACCGTATGACATTTATGTAAGGCAAACTGAAACAGGGCCTTATTTTCAATGGGTAGAACAACCTGCTGTAGCGTTTCAGGCTATGGCTCAATTTCAAAATCACCCTTATTCAAGGGACATAAATTACGCAGTGCGTATTGAAATTCCTTGGAGCATTAAAACTCCTAAAGGTTGGTCAATTATGGTGATGGAACCTCAACACCATGAACAAGGCCCTATAGAATGTGCCAGTGGAATAGTAGATACAGACACTTTTTCATTACCTTTTAACATGTTTCTTAAATTACGGGACCCTAAATTTGAAGGCATGATACCCGCAGGCACACCATTTTTACAGATTATCCCGTTTAAGAGGGAGGCATGGCAATCAAGATTGGGCGGCAAGAAAGAAAGAGAGAAATATCAAGCCGACTGGCGAAAGTTTCTTACTGTATTCTTTGACCGTTACAAAAAATTTTGGTGGGTTAAAAAAGAATACAAGTAGTAACTAGCACTTTATTTTAAGGAGAATAAACAATGGCACATTTCGCACAATTAGATAACAGCAATACTGTTTTACAGGTAATTGTTGTTGCTAATGAAGAACTACTTCTTGATGGAGTAGAGTCAGAAGTTAAAGGCGTTATTTTCTGCAAGTCTTTATTTGGTGAAGATACTAAGTGGGTTCAAACTTCTTACAACGGCAACAAGCGTAAAAATTACGCAGGCATTGGTTTTACTTATGACCCAATTGCTGACCATTTTTATGCGCCACAACCATTCCCATCATGGGTATTGAATGATGATGCTCTTTGGGAAGCGCCAGTTGCTTGCCCAACAGACGGCAAAAAATACATTTGGAATGAAGATAATCAGGAGTGGGACCTAGTAACAACTGAAGGTGCGTAATGGCTTGCGTTAGTATTAAAAATAAAGTTATTAGTCGCAGTATGTTGGTAGGCAACGCGTTTTACAATCCTGTTCCACCAACTGTTGAATACCTTGTTATTGCAGGTGGCGGCGCAGGTGGCGGTGGTGGCGGTGGTGGTGGTGCTGGAGGTTACAGAACTGCTACAGGATTAGCGGTTACTGCTGGCTCAGCAATCACGGTTACTGTAGGTGCTGGTGGAACTGGTAGAGCAGACAATTCAGGAAATGTTGGAAGCAACTCAGTATTTTCTAGCATTACTTCAACAGGCGGTGGCGGTGGAGGCAGAAACGCAGGAGCGCCACCGACAAGTGGTGGTTCAGGCGGCGGTGGAAATACCGCTATAACTTTTGGAACTGGAACCGCAGGTCAAGGAAATAACGGTGGAGTTGCAAGCGGCGCTGGTTTTGCTGGTGCAGGTGGCGGTGGTGGCGCTAGTGCTGTAGGTGGAACTGGTGGTAGTAGCGTTGGCGGCGTTGGTGGTGCTGGCTCAGCATCATCTATTACAGGTTCATCAGTTACTCGCGGTGGCGGTGGCGGCGGTGGAATTGAATCAGGCGGAACGGGTGGCGCTGGTGGTGCTGGTGGTGGTGGCGCAGGTTCTAGCACCTCTACTCCTGTTGCTGGAACTGCAAACACAGGTGGCGGTGGCGGTGGCGCTCAAAGCAATAACACTGGAGCAGGTGCTAACGGCGGTTCAGGGTTTGTAGCAATTCGCTATGCAGACACATACAATTTAGCGGCATCTACAACAGGTTCTCCATCAATTACTACTTCTGGTGGCTACAGAATTTATCAATGGACAGGTTCAGGTTCCATCACTTTCTAATTTAAGGAGAGAATGGTGGCAACTACCTACCGTTATTTATTTGTAGATTTACTAAGCAATACAATTATTGGTGAACTCCCATTAACAGGAGTTGCTTTTACACAGCAATTAAACCAAGCAGGAACTTTTACTGGTCACCTGCTTTTGTCTGGCATTGACACAGATAAATTCAATGTAGATAACTCAACCATTCCTGGCAAATGCGGCCTTTATGTGGACCGTGATGGCATCTTGGTATGGGGCGGGGTTATTTGGGGCCGCACATATAACAGTTCTGAACAAACTCTTTCCATTACAGCCCGTGAATGGATTTCATATTTTGAGCGTAGAAGAATTACGCAGACAGTTGATTTTGCTGGCATAGACCAATTAGTTGTGGCTAAGACTTTAATTGAAGATGCTCAGGCTGTTCCTTACGGTGACATTGGCATTGGCTATAACTCAGAAGGTGAAACAACTTCAGGCATTTTAATTGACCGCGTTTACTATTACTATGAATTAAAAAATGTATTTCAGGCTATTCAAGACCTATCCCGTCAATCAGATGGCTTTGATTTTCATATTGATATTGCCTATGACGCTATTACAGATTTGCCTATTAAATCTTTTAACACTTACTACCCGCGCAGTGGCCTTGTTTATAGCGTTGGTGACATCAATGTGCCTGTATTTACTTTACCTGCTGGCAACATTGTTGAATATGAATACCCTGAAGATGGTTCAATTACTGCTAACTCAATTTATGCAATTGGCGCTGGTTCAAATGAAGGCAAACTTATTTCTAACGCTCAACACCCAACTATTTTTACAGACGGTTGGGCGCTTTTAGAGGACCAAGTTAATTACTCAGATGTTACTGACCAAACCGTTTTAGATAATCTGGCTATGGGCGCAATCAACGCTTTTGTTACACCGCCAATTACTATGAAAGTTGTAGTGCCTGCTTATGTGGACCCTGTTTACGGGACCTATGAAGTAGGAGATGATGCCCGCATTATTATTACTGATGACCGTTTTCCTAACGGCTTAGATGCCATTTACCGTATTGTGGGTTCAAGTGTAGAACCTGGTGAAGATGGGCCTGAACGCGTTACGCTATCTTTAACTACTGGAACAGAAAGCGAAATTGTGTAATGGCATACATCAATCAACCTGCTGATTTGCGTTCTTTGTTTACTGATTTAAGCAACCGTATTACTAAATTAGAAAACGCTACCCGTTTTACCGCTCCCAATGTAAACATTACTACCAATGAACCTGACAACCCTAGAGTTGGGGATATATATTACGATTTAGAAGATGAAGTATTGGTGTATTGGAATGGGACTGATTGGTATAAATTAACGCAATCAATTTATTGATTTTGCTAACATTACTTTTATGAACCTAACGCTTGATACTGCCCTTGCGCTTGCTCAACTTATTTCGCTTGTAATTCTTTTACCTGCTGGAGCGTTCAAAGCGTGGCGCAAAATAGACATGCGTTTAACCTCCCAAGACACAAAATTAGCAAGAATTGAATACGCTTTATTTAATGAAGGCAGAGGTATGGAACAACAATTAAAAGAAGTTCACCGTAATCAACAAGCAGTAATTACGGACTTGGCGGTTTTGAAAGCCAAAAGTGCTTAGGGTTTTAGTGGGAGGCATATTATTAACATCATTACTCACTGGTTGCAGTTATCAAGGGTGGGTGCGTTACCCATGTCAAGAATATGAAAACTGGGAAAAAGCACAATGTAACCCGCCGCAATGTGAGGCACTTGGTCAATGCACAAAAGACTTACTTCCAGAAGTGGAGATTAACAATGGCTAGAAAGAGATTTACTCCTGAAGAATTACACGCCCGTTTAATTGTAACTATTGGCATTGTGTTAGCGGTTGTGTTTGCTGTATCAGTAAGCAGTATGTTGTATGCGCTGTTATTTATTACACAGCCAATGGCCCAAGCGCCTAATGATGCGGCTTTTATTGACCTTGTTTCCACGCTAACCGTATTTTTAACTGGAACTCTCGCGGGCATAGTCAGCGCCAATGGGTTAAAATCTAAGCCAAAGCCAAAGGAAGGTGAAATTGATGACTCAAGCAAATGAGTTTATTGCTGTTGCACTTGCAGAAGTAGGGACCATTGAAGGCCCTAAAGATAATGAAACAAAATATGGGAAATTTACTAAGGCTAATTTCTTACCTTGGTGTGGAAGTTTTGTTATGTGGTGCGCTAATGAGATAGGACTTAAAATTCCTAATTGCGTTTCAACTGTTGCTGGCGCTACTGCGTTTCAAAAGAATGGCAGATGGCAAGACGCTGAAACCGCTACTCCTGAGCCTGGAGATATTGTATTTTTTGATTTTCCTGGTGACGGCGTAACTGGCATTAGCCATGTAGGTATTGTAATTAAAGACAAAGGTGACGGAACTGTTGTTTGCGTTGAAGGTAATACTTCTTCTGATAAAAAAGGTAGCCAACGCAACGGCGGGGAAGTCTGTAAAAAGGTTCGCGCCTATAAAAAGAAGAACGGTAGCAAGGTTCTTCCTTCAAAACCCGTATCCGTAGTAGGCTTTGGCAAGCCAAAATTTAAGGAGTAAAAATGAACGCAAAAATTAAATTAGCCCTAGAGTCATACGCCCGCTCATTTGTTGTAGCGGCTATTGCTGTTTACAGCGCTGGAGAAACAGACATTAAGGCAATTGCTATTGCTGGACTAGCCGCTATTGCGGGTCCTGCAATCCGCGCAATCAATCCATCTGACCCTGCATTTGGTCTAATTGCTGACAAAGTAGATGTAGAAATTAAAGCGCTTGCTAAGAAATCTGCAAAGAAAGCAGTTAAGAAGAAGGCATAAAGTTTCCCGCCTCCATGGGAAAGCACACCTGAGCATGTGTCTAAACTGCTCCTTTTTCATTTTATGATGTAACCTTATGGTTGAGGCTAGGAGGCAATCATGGGTTTAGCAGACCGTATGCAAGAAATAATAAAATCACAAAAGCCTGTAGGTATATGTTCTTATCAGGCTCTTTATGACTCACTTCCAATAACGGAACAAAAAGCATTAGATAGCGCAATTAAATTAAATTATTCTCAAAATGTAATTGTAAGAGCGTTAAGGGCTGAAGGCTATAAATGTAGTGCCGATAGTATGCGAGCGCATTTTAAGGGTCAATGTAAATGTCCAAAAGAGTAAATGACATTCTTGCTGATAGGCAAGAAATTCATGGAGATGCTCACACCAATTTTGTAATGATTGGGCGCATCTGGGGAGCGCTTTTGCAAATAGAAAACATTCCTCCACATGTAGTAGCACTTATGTATGACGCTGGAAAATCAGTGCGTTGTATAGCAAACCCACAACATGAGGATAATTGGCTAGATAAGGCGGGTTATACCCATCACGGCATGGAGATAGCCAATGAGTCTTAAAGACCAATTTGAAGAAATGCCAGATGGCATTGAGTCAGAAGATGTAAAAGAATTACGCAATGCGTTAATGCGCGTTCAAAAACAATTAAAACAATCTAAAGAACGCAATGAAGATTTAGTATTTGCTACAAAACAAGCGGCTTATGATGCCATGCTGACATTTGGCAAAGTTATGCCAGTGCCAGAAGTCAAAATTGATAAACGCAAAACCAAAGGTGAAATAGCCCTATGGCACATGACAGATTGGCAAGGTGCTAAACGCACCGTTTCATACAACTCAGAGATTATGCGTGACCGCGTTTTACAATTTGCTACAAAGGCTGTTGCAATTACAGAAATTCAAAGAGCAGACCACCCTGTTAAAGATGTAACTATTGCTTTTGGTGGTGACATGGTTGAAGGTTTGTTTAATTTTCCTACTCAAGCGTTTGAAGTTGATAGCACTTTGTTTGAACAATATGTAAATGTGTCGCGTTTGATTGTTGATGTAGTCCGTTTTGCGCTGGCTAATTATGAAAAGGTTACGGTAGTTCCTGAATGGGGAAATCACGGGCGCATTGGTTCCAAGCGTGACAATGTTCCGCGCTCAGATAATTTTGACCGCATGTGCTATGAACTAGCAAAGCAACTATTAGCAGGAGAAAAACGCCTTACCTGGCAAGATTGCCCTGAAGATATTCAACGCATTGAGATTGGCAATTACCGCGCATTGCTTATTCACGGTGATGAAGTAGGCCGCAATGGTTTTGCTTCTCCTGGTGCAATTGTTAATCATGTGTCCCGTTGGCTTTCAGGTTCTTATGACTGGAATTTTAGAGATTGTTACATTGGGCATTACCACACGCACAATGAATGGGCGCTACCTAACGGGCTTGGTTCTGTTTACCAGACAGGTTCTACTGAGTCGGACAATCGCTACGCAGGTGTAATGCTTGCCGCTAGTGCTACGCCATCACAGCGTTTGCATTTTATTGACCCTGAAAAAGGCCGCGTTACTGCCGCTTACAAAGTTTGGCTTGATTAGTCCACATATTGAATTTCAATTACCACTGGCGGCGCACAAAAAGCGTTCCATTGGCAAGCAATTTCAACTGCTCTCTTAACAATTTTTCTTGCTTCTTTAGGATTGTCTTTGCATTTATCAATTCCCAACGCAACCATTACGCCCAATGAAATATCTCCACCGCTACCAAAAACATAAGTTCCGCGTATATCTCTATCCCAACCGTAATCAATATTTATTGGGTAAATAACTCCTTGCACTGCAACCAAAAATGCTGAGTCGGTCCAAGCCGCTTCACCTTCCCATTTAGAGTCAAAACCAGAGTCAATAAAATGGTCACGCAATTCAGGAATAAAACCCTGGGTCATAAACTCATCTAACTTTTGAATAGAAGTAAACTCAGGTGGCGCGGGTGGAACCCAACCTTGTTGAATGAGATTGCCGCCACGGGTAGCGCCAGTAATTGCAAAAATGTAATCACCTTCATTGTCCCAAGACACTTTTGGATTAGAAAGAATGATGTGGCTTCCATTGTCATCTGTAGCCCGTGAGTCAGCGCCAATAATGGCAAACCCGTTGCCCTGGAACGCGGCAAGTGTGGTCATTGGGCCTCCCTAAATAGGTGTAAATCTTCTCACGCCACGCCGTTTTTTGCAGGTGCTTGTATTTGTCAGTAGGGGTCTATACATTACGCCTTAACCAGAGCCACAGGCTCACTACAAATGGAGGAATAGATTATGGCAAATTACAAAGGACCATTGGATTACATTGATGTGGCAACCCGCATTGTTGAATTCCGTGAAAAGTTTCCGCAGGGTTCATTACAACCATGGAAAGACCCTTATGTTGAAAAGGTAGAAATGCCTGATGGCAAAATTAAATCTTTTATGGTTTACAGCGCGGCGGCTTATCGCTCACCAGATGACAAACTGCCTGGTGTTGGTTATGCCTGGGAACCAATTCCAGGACCAACCAATTTTACCCGTGACTCAGAATTACAAAATGCAGAAACAGCCGCATGGGGTCGCGCAATGGTGGCGGCGCTTGCAGTAGATACAAAGAAAGGCATTGCATCTTCTGAAGAAGTTCGCAACCGTCAGACTTCTGCTCCTGCGCCAGTAGAAAAAAAGATTACGGTAGCCCGCGTTTATACTAATGAAGAAATAAATATGGCTGTTGCAACAATTACTGCTGTATCAGTGTGTGATGATGTTGAACAACTACGCACCATCTGGCAAACAAATGTTGATTTGTTAGATGCGGCTACACCTGAAGGAACATTGAAAGATGCAATTAACACACGCAAATCCATACTAGATGCAAAGGAAAATGCTTAATGAGTAAAAAAGAAAACAAGTTTCAACCGTCAGCAGGATTTGTTGTTGCGGTTCACATGAATTCATTAGGTATTAGAGCCGTTGCTAAAGAACTAGATATTTTTCCTGAAGTTCTTGGTGAGGCTATGGACCGCGCAGGTTTTCAGTTTGCGGCAGACCCATTTAATTTAACCAGTGATGCAACTGGACTTATCAAACTACAAGCCCGCCATGAAACAGAAGGCCTACAAGTTGTAAGGGAGGAATCTGATGACTCAGATAGTGACACCAGCACAAATTGAGGCCCGTCTTTATGCGCTATCAAAAGAAATTGATGAGGCGCATGAAGAAATGGCTAAGGCTGAGGCTGATTACAACCAGGCTAAATCTCAGTATGAAATTTCTATGGCTAAAAGCCGTATGACTTATGCTTCTAAATCTTCACCAACTGGCAAGAATTACACAGTCCAAGAGCGTGATGATTTAGCCCTAATTGATAATGAACAATTACACATGCACATTGGTATTACAGAGGCCATTGTTAAAGCCGCTCGCGCCAATGCTTCCCGCATTAAGACCCAAGTAGAAATTGCTCGCTCTATTGGCACATCAGTGCGAACAAGTATGGATTTAACATGATGACTATTCTTGCTTTAGTAATTGGCATCATTGTTGGCTATCTTTGTTTTCACATTGGATTTAAGTTTGGTGTAATAGCGGCTATGGCTCGCATGGAAGCAATCCGCGTTCAAATGGAAAGCATCTTTAGGGACCTAGAGGACCTAAGTGGTCAATGGACAGAAGATGATTTATGAGCCACACAATAGAAGAACGCATAGAAACTTTTGCTGAAACCTTAAACAAGCGTTTTGGGTTTAAGAAAAAAGAAGCCAAAGCAATTGCCAAAGAAGCAATGGAACGGCTTGATAGATATGTAAATACACAAGAAATAATGATTAAAAGAGTTATGGAGAACCGCAAAAAATGATTGACTTACATAGCGTAGTAACCAAATCGCTTACGGCTTATGACGGTTCCCGTGACAGGTCACAGCAGGTAGAAATTGGGCCTAGCAGTATTGGCGGTTGTTCTCGCCGTGTATGGCATGACTTAAAACGCACACCAAAGGTTAATGAAACTGAGAAGTTAGCGGCAATCCTTGGAACTTTTATTCATGCTGGCATGGAAGAAGCAATTAAGCGTGAGGACCCATTTGGTGACAATTACCTGATTGAAATTGAAGTGTCGCATGGAGATTTGAAAGGCCATTGTGACCTTTTTGTAAAAGATGAAGGCCTAGTTGTGGATTGGAAAAGCATTAAAAAATCTGGCCTGCGTTACTTTGGGTCAGAACAACAGCGTTATCAAATACATGTTTATGGCTGGCTTTTAGAAAAAAACGGCTATGAAGTAAAAGAGGTTTCTCTTGTTGGAATTCCCCGTGATGGCAAGATGGAAGAAATTAAAATTTTTCGTGAACCTTATGACCGCGCACTTGCTGAAGAAGGTTTGGCGTGGCTAGAAAACATAAAGCAACTTGTTGAAAACAATTCTCCTGCTCCAGCGCCAGAGAAGTTTGCAAAATTTTGTGCAGACTATTGCCCATACTTTGACAGGACAGGAGAAGTAGGTTGCCCAAGTATGACGAAATAGATTGGGACCAGGCTGAATGTAGAGCGCTTGCAATTCCTACTGATTTATTTTATTCAGTAGAGGAAGAACGCTCTATCATGCAGTATGACTACATAAATTCATTACGGTCTATTTGCACTGCATGTCCGTTATGGAAAGACTGCCTGACATACGCTTTTGAACATGAGGATTACGGTGTATGGGGTGGACTTACAGGAGTTGAACGCGTATCTATGCAAAATTATTACAAGTATCCCAACCAGCGTTTACGCGCTCTAAAAAGCATGAAGGAATTTGGAATTACTTATGTAGAGATAAAGGAGTGCATTGATGGAGCCAATCAGACAGGTTTATAGCGATAACCGCCGTGAACACATCATGGCTAATCATCTTTGTCAGATTTTGCCGTGGAAGTTATATGCCACGCCAAAGTTTTATTTTACTGATTTTCATATTCAACGCGTGTATGACAACGGGCGTGAGAATTACATAGGTGATTTAGAAATTAAATGGCTGAATAGTTCTAGTCAGTATCCCGCCATTTTTCCATACAATAAATTACAGCAAATGCTTATTTCGCCACCATATACAGATAACCCTGAGTCCTATAACAGGATTTGTTTTAGGTTCTCAGATGGTCTTATGATGGTTCCAGCAAAAGCGCTTGCACACTTAGAACCAGTTTTGCATACGCGCAAAGATACAAATGAAACAGATTTTGTAATTTTTGTAAATGTTGCTGACTTTCAAAATTATTTTAGGAACATTGTTGTAAACCAGGAGGCATAAATGAGCATCATAAGAAGCCCAAGATTAGAAAGTAATTTTTCCGTTATCTCAAATTCCGTCATTAGAGATAACCGCCTAATC